ATGAATTTTGGTAACGAGCAGTCAAGTTGGTTAAACGAATTAGCACCGCAAGGATTGTATTACAGACACTATAAAAACTTTATTGATAATTTGTATAATATTAAAACTAGATTGATAAAAGTAAAGGCATTACTACCAGCAAGTTTATTAGGAAGTACTGTAACAAACGGAGCTGGAATACCTTTAGGGATTGCTTTAAACGATAGGTTAGTTATAAGAAATAAAAGATACTTAATTAATTCATTTACTACAGATTTAACAACCGGAGAGACAGACTTTGAACTATTAACAGATTACAGAGGAGTAAACGCAGCTAGTACTGTTGGTTATAGATTTGCAGATATGGAGACAGTTCAAACAGACAAAGCAGCGTTAATATTTGAGCAAGAGATATACTTAAACGATTATGACTCTTTCAGTATAAAAGCACCTACTAGTTTCTTATCATATACTCACACAAGTGATAATAAAACGGATGTACTCTTAACTGTTACTGTACCGGCAAACTCAACCGGAGTAGATAGAACAGACGTAATTATATTAGAATATAAATTAAACGGAGCAACTGCAAAAACAGAATATATAACAGTAATACAAACCGGTATATGATAGAGCAAATATTAAACTTATTAAAAGCATCAACTCACTATAAACAAAGTGAATTGATAGAAATAGCAAAAGGAAAAAACAAACATCCAGAAACTTGGATGGAAGCATTTAAACAACATCAAAGACTACTCAAATGGCACAAGAAATAGACATTAATTTAAACGTAAATGCTGAACAAGCGGACAAGTCACTCGGTAGTTTAAAAAGTCAGTTAAGGGAAGCACAACAAGACGTACAAAAGTTAGCCGATAAGTTCGGAGCAACTTCAAAAGAGGCAGTAGAAGCATCAAAAAGAGCGGCAGACCTTAAAGATAGGATAGGCGATGCAAAAGCATTGACAGAAGCGTTTAATCCCGATGCAAAATTTAAGGCCTTAAGTGCTTCACTTTCTGGAGTAGCTGGAGGATTTGCTGCGTATCAAGGTGCTATGGGATTGGTAGGAGTTGAGTCTAAAGATTTAGAGAAACAACTTTTAAAAGTTCAGTCTGCTATGGCTATTGCTCAAGGTTTCCAAGCACTAGGAGAGGCGAGAGATAGCTTTAAACAATTAAAGGCCGTTGCTATTGATGCATTTAACGGAATAAAAACTGCTATTGGTAGTACTGGAATAGGTTTATTAGTTGTTGCAGCCGGTGCTTTGTATGCTTATTGGGACGATATTAAAGCAGCAGTAAGTGGAGTAAGTGAAGAGCAAAAGAAACTTAACGCACAGAGTCAAAAAAATGTTGACATAGAGAATGAGAAACTAAAAACGATAGGTAACCAAGACAATATATTAAAACTTCAAGGCAAGTCAGAGAAAGAGATTTTAGACATTAAAATAAAACAGACTGACGAAGCTATCGCTGCAAATAAAATAAACCAAGAGAATCAAATTTTAAATACAAAATTAGCAGTTGAGGGAGCGCAAAGGAATTATGAGATGTTAAAATCGTTTATTGATTTTATATCTATTCCTCAAAGACTATTATTTGAAAATGGTGCAAAGGCTATTAATAAAATAATTGATTTAATAAATAAGATTCCCGGCATTGACCTTAAATATAAAATAGATGAGAAGTTTGCGGAGCAATCCGTAGACTATTTAACAAAATTAGCATTTGACCCAGAGAAAGTAAAAAAAGACGGAGAGGCAACTGTAAAAGCATCACAAGACACAATCAATAAACTTTTAAATGACAGAGCCGGTTATCAATTAGGCAAAATGGAGATTGATAAAAAAGCCGAATTATCGGAAGAGGAAAAACAAAAAAAGTTAAAACAATTAAATGACGAATATAATCAAAAATTAGCGGAGGAGGAAACGACTTTCGATTTAACAGATTTACAAAATAAACAAAACAAACTTAATGCCGATGCTAAATTTAAGGAAGACCAAATATCCGCAGAGGAAGCATTCCAATATAAAATAACACAAATACAATACGATAGCCAAACAGAAAGAGAAGAGAGAGAGGAAGCAGAAAGACAAAGAAAAATCGAAGCATTCCAAGCTACTACTGACGCAGTTGGAAGTATAGCACAAAGTGGAGAGCAGTTACTTTCGTCACTACAAGCCGCTGGACTAGCAAGAGGCAAAGCCGGTCAAGCAGCTATGAAAGCACTTGCGTTAGTTCAGATTGGTGCTGATAGTGCTATCGCATTTTCTAAAATGTTACAAGGTACAGAAAGTAGTGCAGCCGGAGCAGCGTCTGTAGCCGGACCAGCAGCACCGGCAGTTTATACGGCAACTAAGATAGCATTTTACGCAAGTGGTACGGCAACTATTTTAGCAAACATAGCAAGAGCAAAAGCGTTACTTTCTGGAGGTGGAGCCGGAGGAGGAGCAGCAGCCGGAGGAGGTGGAGGAGTACCAGCAGCAGCACCAAGTTTTAACGTAGTAGGACCAAGCGGAGCAAATCAAATAGCAGAAAGTATAGGAGCAAGACAAAGCCAACCGGTAAAAGCATTTGTAGTTGGAGGAGACGTAACAACTCAACAAGGATTAAACAGAGGCATAGTTCAAAATGCAACTTTAGGATAAATAAACGTTATATAAAAAAATTAATTAATATGAAATTAATCGAGTTAATAATTGACGAGGAAATGGAGTTATCCGGTATCGATGCAATAAGTATCGTAGAATCTCCAGCCATAGAGGAGGATTTTATTGCTTTAAAAACAGAGCAAAAAGAGTACAAGTTTGCCGAAGTAGATAAGGAGAAAAAAATAATAATGGGTGCTATGTTAGTCCCAGATAAACCAATTTACAGAAGAGACGAAAACGAGGGAGAGTATTATATTTATTTTAGTAAAGATACTATCCGTAAATGTATGGAGTTATTCTTTCAAAATGGAAATCAGTCAAATACTACCTTTGAGCATATGGAATCTATTACTGGTTTAACTATGGTTGAATCTTGGATAGTAGAAGACACAGACAAAGACAAATCTAAACTTTACGAATTAAATGTCCCAGTAGGTACGTGGATGGGTACTATAAAAGTAAACAACGATAAAATATGGAATGACTTTATTAAAACTGGTAAGGTTAAGGGATTCAGTATAGAGGGATATTTTGCAGACAAAGCAAAGACACCACTCTCAAAAGTTGACGATACAGAAGCGGAAATACTAGCCGGATTAGAATTATTAGAACTTAATACACTTTTAAATTATGGCAAATAAAGACTTTAAAACACCGAGTAGAACAAGTCCTAAAAACGACAAAAGAGGTTGTTTATGTCCAGACAATAAATACTCTAGAAAGTGCTGCGATGGAAGTTTACAAGCACAAGGCATCGGAACTATTTACAGAAAAGCATAACCAAAATGCAAAAAAAAATTGTAGTTCGTTATATGGGTAAGAATTAATAAATTATAAATATGAAAAACACAGAAATTTTATCACGCATTAATGCGTTGCTTCGCAGAAACGTGAAGTTAGAGCAGCAGACTCTAGATAACGGGACTGTTATTGAAGCCGATAGCTTTGAGGTAGGGATGCCAGTATTTGCTATTGACGGAGATAATAGAGAGCCGTTGGAAGTTGGGAGTTATTTACTTGCTGACGGTACTACTTTGGAGGTTTACGAAATTGGAACGATTGGCGAATTAGCCTCTCCGGCTGCAGAAGTAGAGGAAGAGGAATTGTCAGCAGAGCCAGAAGAGGAAACTACAGAGGAAGCACCAGCAGAAGAGGTAGCACCAGAAACAGAAGTAGAACTAGAGGCAGTACCAGTTACTCTAGAGGAAATCCTTACTAAAGTAATGGAAGTACTTGAGCCAAAAATGGAAGAGTTAAAATCTAAACTAGATGCTTTGACTGCTTACCAATCAGAAATGAAAGCAACACTTTCAAGTGTATCTAAAAAAGCAACAGTACACAAACCAGCAGACACTAAAGTAAATTTAGGGAAAGCAAACACTGGTAAAAATATCTCTAATACAGAGGCCAGAATAATGGCAGCATTATCAAACTAATTAATTAAAAATAAACTTAAAAAAATAAAACACAATGCCAAACCAACCAACGATTACCTCAAATTATGCCGGAGAATTTGCCGGTAAATATATCGCAGCTGCGGTATTAAGTGCGAACACAATCGCAAACAATGCAGTTACTGTAATTCCAAACGTAAAATACAAAGCAACAGTTAAGAAAGCAGTTATTTCTGGTTTAGTAGCAGATGCAACTTGCGATTTTACAGATGCTGGAACAGTTACTTTGTCAGACAAAGTTTTAACAGTAGCAGAAAAACAAGTAAATTTACAATTATGTAAGACTCCATTCGAGCAAGATTGGGAAGCAACTCAAATGGGGTACAGTTCATTTGATGTTATGCCAGCAACTTTCTCAGATTTCTTTATTGCTAAAGTTTTAAAAGATATCGCAATCGATACTGAAACTTTCTTATGGAATGCTACTAACGGACTAGGTAAATTATTGAGAACAGACGGAGCAACTGTAATCGGAACTCCTTTAGCTATTACTTCTGCAAACGTAATCGCAGAAATGGGAAGAGTTGTTGACGGAATTCCAGCAGCATTATACGGAACTGAAGACTTAAGACTTTATGTTTCTCAAAACGTTGCTAAAGCATACGTACGTGCTTTGGGTGGTTTCTCTGTAGCTGCTACTTCAAATGCGGGTGTTAACGCTGCCGGTACTACTTGGTACAATGGTGGAGAGTTAACTTTTGACGGAGTTACTATTTTCGTTGCAAATGGTTTACCAGCAAACACAATGGTAGCTACTCAAATTTCAAACTTATTCGTAGGATTCGGTTTAGCTGACGATGCAAACGTTGTTAAGACGATTGATATGGCCGATATTGACGGAAGCAAAAATGTAAGATTTATTGCTCGTTTCTCAAGAGGTATCCAAGTAGGTATCGGAGCAGACGCAGTTACTTACGGAATAGCATAAATTAAAATATCCGCCTAGTAAAATAGGCGGTTTTTATTAACTTTTAAATAAAAAAAATATGAGTACTTGCTTAATGGCTACGGGACGAAAGTTACCTTGCAAAGATGCAGTAGGAGGAATAAAAACAGTTTGGTTTGCCGATTATGGTACTTTGGGTACTTTGACTATAACTGCTGGAACACTTACTGCAATTACTGGAGCTGGAACAAACTTTTATAAATACGATGTAAAGGGCGGAAATAATTTAGAGCAAACTATCACTTCAAGTGATGAGAATGGAACTACTTTTTACGCTATGACTTTAACACTTGTATTGACAAAGTTAGATGCAGCAACACAAGTAGAAATTCAAAAAATAGTTTCACAAAGACCTCACGTTTTTGTAGAAGACAATAACGGAGATTATTTTGCCGTAGGTTTAACAAGAGGTTGCAACGTTAATGGAACAGTTACTACTGGAACTGCGTTAGGCGATATGCACGGATACACTTTGACAATTACTGCCGAAGAGCCAATCCTTGCACCTTTTGTAACTTCAACAGTTGTTACAACTCGTTCATCTGCAACACAGATAACACCGTAATAAAGTCAGTCTATAGAGGTTTATACGGTAACAGAAAGGGAGTGATTAGTTTCACTCCTTTTTTATTTACAAAAAAAAATAAATTTACGTTATATAACTATGACAGTAGTAAACCAAGATAACGCATCTCAAAGATTTATAACAATCCCTAGAAACTACATAGAGGGAGAAACTTTAACTTTAAAAGTCAGAGACGAGCAAAAGAATACAGTCTTTACTTTCACACCGACAAATGTATATCCAAATGTTTACGATTTAGTTTATATAGATTGTAATTTGACTTGTTTATACGAGGGAGGATTCTTTGAATTAAGCATCTTAAATGCATCGAGTGAGGTATTATATAAAGACAGACTATTTTCGACCAACCAGAGTACTGAAAACTACTCTATAAACAACGGTAATTTTATTACTTTGAATACAAACAACAACGATTACATCGTACTTCAATAATATGAGAAAAAAAATAGAAATAAAACCTAAAAATACCGGCATTGGAATTGTCAATCTGGCGACATATACAAGTCCTAGAATTATCGAAGTAAGAAACCAAGAGTGGGTATCTTATGGAGACGACAATAATTACTTCGGATACATTCAAGACCGTATAAATGGAAGTCCTACAAACAACGCAATCGTAAACGGAATAAGTCAAATGATATTCGGTCAAGGATTGGATGCTTCAGACGCTCAAATTAAACCGGAAGACTTTGCACAAGCGATGTTATTATTTGACGATAGTACAATCGAGAGACTTTGCTATGATTTGAAAGCTATGGGACAATGTGCTATTCAAGTAGTTTACTCAATAGACAGAACTCGAATAGTAGAATGTAATCACTGGCCAGTTGAAACTTTACGTAGTGGAAAATGTAACGAAGACGGAGAAGTAGAGTTTTATTTTTATGCAGACGATTGGACTAAAGTAACTAGACAGAATCCGGCAAGACCTATTCCAGCATTTGGCACAAGTGAAGAGAGCGAAGAGATATTATATATTAAACCTTATAAAACTGGATTCTATTATTATAGTCCTCCAGATTGGCAAGGAGGATTGCAGTACTGCGAACTAGAGGAAGAGATAAGCAACTACCATTTAAATAATATAATGAACGGCCTTGCACCGTCTATGTTAATCAACTTCAACAATGGAACTCCGACAGAAGACGAGCAAAGAGACATCGAAAGAGCTATAACACAAAAGTTTTCTGGTACTTCAAACGCTGGAAGATTTATTTTATCTTTTAATGATTCAAATGATTACGGAGCAACTATAACTCCGGTACAATTAAGCGATGCTCATAACCAATACCAGTTTTTAAGTGACGAAAGTATGCGTAAAATAATGGTATCTCATAGAGTTATTAGTCCGATGTTATTAGGTATTAAAGATAATACCGGATTTGGGAACAATGCAGACGAATTACAGACTGCAACTATCTTAATGCAAAATACAGTTATAAAACCATTCCAAAACTTAATCATAAAAGAGTTAAATAACATACTTGCATATAACGGAATCACTTTAGATTTATTCTTTAAAACATTACAACCTTTAGACGCAGTAAATGACTTAACTATAACTGAAAAATCAAACACAATTATAGACGGAATTAACTCATTAAGTCCTTTGGTAGCTAATAAAGTACTTGAGAGTATGACTGCTGACGAGATACGCTCTTTAGTAGGTTTAAAAGCAACAATTCAACAAGTAGCACCAGTACAAACTTTGTCCAGTATAGATTTGTCAGAGTTTGGAGAGGAGATAGACCTAGATAAATACGAACTTATTGATTCTAGAGCAGTAGACTATGAACTTGAGGAAAAATTAGACAGTCAATTAAGCGTACATTTAAGTACTGGTAGTGCCTATGGTAACGCAAATAGTATAGAAGACAGTCCGATTTATAAAGTTCGTTATAGATATGGAGGCAATCCTAATCCAGAGAGAAAGTTTTGTAAAGAAATGATGTCGGCCAATAAGATATATCGTAAAGAGGATATAAATAGAATGAGTACAATGAATGTTAATCCGGGATTTGGTATGAGTCCTAATCCAAATGAGCCGTATGATGTGTTTCTATGGAAGGGAGGAGGCAAACTTTCTGAGGAATTTCCTAACGGAACTTGTAAACATTTTTGGATTCGAGAAACTTACGCAAGTAAAGACAGAACTACAAAAGTAGACGTATATAGTCCTAATGCTGAAATTGTTAGTCCTAGCAAATCTATAAAAGAAAACGGATTTATTCCAACAGTAAACGACCCAAGAGCGTATATTGCTCCACACGATATGAAATAACTATGGCTACAACTTTATTCATAACACAAACAGACCTAAAAGCAAATACTATTCTTAACGGAAATGTAGACGCTGATTTGTTTATGCAGTTTATTAAAATTGCACAACAGATGCACGTACAAAATTATTTAGGTACTCAACTTTATAACACAATCACAACTAAGATAAATACTTCGACATTAACCGGGGATTATTTAAACTTAGTAAAAGATTACGTCCAGCCGATGCTTATACATTTTGCTATGATTGATTACTTACCATTTGCAAACTATCAAATAAGAAACGGAGGAGTATTTAAACATCGTTCAGAAAACTCCGAAACACCAAGCAAAGAAGAGTTAGACATATTAGTTCAGAAGCATAGAACTTTTGCAGACTTTTACGCAACTAGATTTATAGATTATATGGGTATAAACGCAGCAGCTAAATTTCCAGAGTACTGGACCAATAGAGACAGCGATATGTATCCAGACCAAAAAGCTAATCCTTGTAACTGGGTACTATGAAAGAGCCGAAAAATAAGTTTATCGCATATAAGATAAAAAAAGAAAACTTACAGAAAGTTAAGCAATACTTAAGCAAACAAATCAATAAGAAATGAGTTATAATTTTACACATATAAAGGGAGATACATTCGAGGCCGTTAACTTTGCTTTGCTAAAAAATAATGTAGTTATTAATCTTACCGGTGCAGTAATTAGAATGCAGCTACGAAGTGAATGCGGAGGCCTTATTGCATTATCTTTGACATCGGTAGCAAGTGCTGGAATAACAATTACTAACGCTGCTGGTGGCTTATTTAGAATAAACAAACAGATTATAAATATAGCATCTGGAAACTACTTGTATGATTTAGAAATCTTATTTGCAGACGGAACTATTAAGACTTGGTTAAGTGGTGAATTTTTAATTGAATGCGATATAACTAGATAAGATGCCAGATACAATAGACATAAATATAAGTCCAGTAATAGAAACGGTTGCATTAACTATTCAACCGAATTTGACTACTATAAACGTAAACACAATTACGGGAGGAGGAGGAGCAGTTACTTCTGTAAATACAGAAATTGGAGACGTAGTTTTAACGCAAGATACTGTTTTAGACGGAACTACTTTTAAACAATATTCACTTACTGAAAAAAACAAACTTGCCGGAATAGCTGCCGGAGCAGAAGTAAATGTAAACGCAGATTGGAACGCAGTTAGTGGAGATGCTCAAATACTAAATAAACCAACTATTCCAAGCATTACAAATTTAGTACCTTATACCGGTGCAACACAAAACGTAGATTTAGGAGAGTTTGAGTTAAAAGCTGGGCAGATAGAATTAGACACAACACCAACTGGAACTGCTGGAGTAGCTACAACTCGCTGGAATGATACTTTAGGAAGTTCAGAAACTACTTTAAAAGGTGGCTCTGTTATTTTAAAAAATGGAGTTGATTTAGTGGCTCGAATAGTAAATAAAGTAACACCAAATACAACACTTACAAAAGCAGCATATCAAGTTGTAAAAGTTAGTGGAGCGCAAGGTCAAAGACTAGCAGTTGATTTAGCACAAGGAAACACCGATTTAAATAGTGCTGACACTTTAGGAGTAGTTACAGAAACTATTGCTACAAATCAAGAGGGATTTATTATTACAGTTGGGCAACTAGAAGGAATAAATACAACCGGAAATTTACAAGGCGAAAATTGGAATGACGGAGACGTATTATATTTAAGTCCAACTACTGCGGGTAGGATGACTAACATTAAACCTAACGGCTCAAACGGTCACATAGTTGTTATAGGTTATGTAGAATACGCTCACGCAAACAATGGTAAAATATATGTAAAAATAATGAACGGTTGGGAGTTAGACGAGTTACATAATGTATTTATAGATACTCCTTTAAACAATCAAGTTTTAACTTACGAAACTTCAACAGACCTTTGGAAAAATAAAAATTTAAGCCAAATAGTTTCTGAAAGAAGAAACGCTAATAATACATCAAACAATAATATAAACTATTGTGGGACTGCTGCGAATGGAAGTGCAGAAAGTTCGGCAGTATGGACAATAAAAAGATTAACAATAACTGCAAGTGGCTCAATAACCATTGCAACTGCTACAAACGTAGCTTGGACAAATAGACAATCAGCAACATATATATAAAAAATAGAAATTATGCCAATTACAAGTACAAATCCTATTGAAGTAGACGGAATTTTTTACCCATACTATTTAGTAAATTTAGCAATATCTCCACTAGTTAAGCCAACTGATATAGGTGCAAGTGTTGCTATGCGTTTAACACCTTATAGATTATTAGAAGACGGTAGTTCAGTAAGTTTACCAGACAATTCAATTCCTATTACTTATATGGATGTTTTTGATAGTGGAGACACAGATGCTATAAATGCAGCAGCAACGATTATGGGTGCTTTGCAAACTTTTATTAATGATAAAAATCTTTAATTATGGCTTTAAGATATGCAGTAGCAAATGGTAATTGGAGTAATACAGCAACTTGGGATGGTGGTACTTTACCAACAGCAGCAGACGATGTATTTTCAAATAACTTTACAGTAACTATTAATGGAACATTTACAGTTTTGTCAATTAGAAATACATTAAATGCAGCAGCACCAATTATTGCAGCTGGTGGACAATTTATCTATGCAAATGGTGGTAATTTAACTTGTACTGCTTCAACTGGCATTATTGTAGGAGTAGCATCAGTGCCAGTTTTAGAAATGACTTTAGCAAGTCCTAATACAGCAACTTTTAATGGAAGTGTTTTGACAGTTCCTAATCTTGTAAGTGCTTTAGTTATTAGAAACTCTGGAACTGGTACGTTAAATTTAAACGGAAACTATAATTTAGATAATTCTTTTGGTGGTAGAACTTTAATAACAGTAAATTCAACTGGAACTGTTAATATTGTTGGAGATGTTTCTTCAACATTAACTGGTACAACTGCAAATATTAATACTTTGGCTATGAGTGCTGCTGGAACTATTAATATAACTGGTAATGTTACTGCACCAACAAATACTAATATAAGTTCATCGACTATTTGGTTAAATAGTGGAACTTTAAATATTACTGGAAATACAACTGCAAATATAACACCAGCAGTTTATATTATTGGAGCAGTTAATTATACTCAAATAGGTAACGTAAATGCTTCAACAGTGCAACCAGCAATTTACAATTTAACAACTGCTGCAACAATTTCTGTAACTGGAATAATAACTGCAAGTACTGGCTCACCAGCTATATATTCATCGTTTGCTTTAACAAGTGCATATAGTTCTGGCACTTATGTTAAAGTAAGTGGAAACGTAGTTAATTCAACTAATAATATGGCTATTGTAGCACCAAGAGTAACAATAGACACAAATACATCAAGTTGGTTATTTCAAATAAGTACTGGTGGTAATAGAACACTTTATGCTGCTGGAGTAGCTTTAGGAAATCCAGCAACAACAAACGTAAGATTTGGAACTACTTATGGTGCATCAAGTGAATTAACTGGAACTTTAAGAGTGCCAAGTGCTGCAAACGTATTGAGTGGAGTTTTAGTAGATGCAACAACTGGAACACTGCTTATGACACCAGCAGACTTTTGGAATTACTTAATAGCAAGTGGATTTACTGCTAATAGTATTGGAGACAGATTACAAAACGCTGCAACAGTAGCAACAACTGGAGGACAAATAGCAGCATATACTATATAAGATGAGTAGAGAAACTTTAGATAGGTTATTAAATAAATGGATAAGCAGAAAGCTATTAGTTTTTATAGTAGCTTGTGTAGGTTTATTTTTAACTAAAATAACATCCGGAGACTGGGTAGTAATTGCGACTGCTTATATAGGCATTCAAGGATTTACAGACATAGTAGCAAAATTAAAAACATAAAATAAAATGATTCCTCAATCCCTTAAAATCTACACTTTGAATACTGCCTCGATGATTATATCATTCAGTAATATAGAACATACTTTAAAAATAATTCTTTTAACTGTATCGATAGTCTATACAATTATACAAACGATTAAACTATTAAATAAAAAAGATGACACAAATAAGTAAACATTTAACTCTAGAGGAGTTAACCTATTCAGAGACTGCAATCAAATTAGGCATTGTTAATGTACCTAATCAACTACAAACAGAAAACCTTAAGACTTTAGCTCTAAAAGTATTCGAGCCAGTAAGAGAACATTTTGGAGTGCCTATTCATATTTCCTCCGGTTATAGAATAATGAATCTTAACCAAGCAATTAAAGGAAGTATAACTAGCCAACATTGTAGAGGAGAAGCTATCGACATCGATATGAAAGGCGACAAGGTTACCAATGCTCAAATCTTTAACTGGATTAAAGATAACTTGAAGTATGACCAGTTAATCGCAGAATTTCCTAAAAATGGTAATCCAGAATGGGTACACGTTTCCTACTCTAAAGAAAATAGACAACAGACATTAGTAGCTAAAAAAATAAATGGCAAAACTGTATATATTCCATTTAAAAGTAATAAAGATTTAATTTAATTACGTATCTTTACGGTCATATTAATAATAAATAATAATAATTATGACTAAAGATGTAAAAGGTTACGAGGGATTATATTTTTTAAATGAGAATGGAAAAATATTTAGTTACCCTAAAAAAACTAGAAAAGGAGTTCGTGAAATAATTGGTAATTTAGGTAAAAATAATTACTTTTTAATTGACTTATGCAAAGACGGTAAGATTAAAAAACATTTATTACATAGGTTAATTGCTGAAACGTTTTTGGAGAATAAAGAAAACAAAGAACAAGTTAATCATATAAATGGAATTAAAACAGATAACAGATTATCTAATTTAGAATGGGTTACTCGTTCAGAAAATCAATTACACAGTATATTAACCGGATTAAGAACAACAAAAGGAGAAAAAAATAGTCAATCAAAATTAAATGAAAGCCAAGTATTAACTATTTTAAATGATAAAAGAAAATATAATGAAATTAAAAAAGAATATAATGTTTCTATATCTACTATTAGTGATATTAAAAGAGGATATTCTTGGACGCACATAA